GCTTCCTACTGGATAAACTGCGTTCAAGGTTGTCTTAGTGTCAGCATAAGTCTTTACCGCTTTCTGCGATGGGTATTTAGTGTCGGAATTAGCCGCAAGAGTCCCATCTGTATCTTTATTGGCTGTTGCCTCTGCCCCGGAGATGTTTCCGACAGGTATGCTTACCGCACCTGCATGTTGGACTTCGTTTTTAACCTGCAGAGGAGTCATATATTTTATATCGTTTGTAGTGGCTTCTGCCTCTTCCTGCGTTGCCTTTACAAGCCCCATAGCCGCTCCGGCCGCCTCTTCGGCGCTGGCAGCCGCTGCATCAGCCGAATCACTGGCAGCGGAGGCACTACCCGCTGCCGCCGTGGCCGATGCGCTTGCCGAGTCAGCATATCCTTGCAACTCCGCCACCACCCCATCGGCGGCATTACCCGCCTCTGTAGCACTGACGGCCGCAGCCGCTGCGCTTACAGCCGCCGCGTTAGCAGATGCAACGGCACCTTCAGCAGCCTCGTCAATCAAGTCGGTATAATTCGGTACATCTTCTTCAGCAGTACCTACCGGTACCTTAATTGACCTTGCGATCTCTTCGCTAAGATCCTGCACTTGCATAGTTAAGCGGTCTACCATCGATTCAATCACCCGAGCCTGGAATCCTCCGGAGGTAGTAAGGCCCACCTCCTGGGTTCTCTCCATACTCCTGGCAATAATTACGTAGTGGTCATCCGTAGGCGCAGTGGTGAACGTCACGGTCCCGCCGGGAGTGCTGTCGTTAAAAACCACGGTATAGTCCGTATTGAGCGTCTGCAACGTCTGCTCTCCGGTCGTGGCGTCCTCCAGATAAACCCGTAAATTCGTGCTTGTACCTATCGGCCAGGAGAAAGAGAAATCCTCCGTGCTACCGTTTCCGGCCAGTTTCACCGGATCGTAATTGTCAGCCACCATAGCACAGGCGGCCCGCGCGATCATACATACAGCCAGCACCCCTAAAAACAATCTGAAGATATTTTTCATGCAACACCTCCCGATATTTTTGTTGACTTTTGCATAGATTATTATAGAATGAACGAAATGTAGTTATTCTCACCTAAAAAGGAGCCGAACAATGAAAAGAGTATTCGCCGCTATTATTCTTCTCGCTTTATTCGTTGCCCCTTCTATTTCCTTTGCCCACTCCGGACGCACAGATGAAAACCATGGTCACTATGACCATAAGACCGGCCTATATCACTACCACTGGGGAAATTAAAAGAGCAGTGCTAAGTAAGCACTACACAGCGATTTAATGACAATAAACATCCCATCTAATTGCGAATGGTTATTTAATGTAACCGCTCTCGGTATCTTGTATGCCGTATTCCATTGCGTTTACAAGATCAACAGGATGCATAGCGTATTCCCCCTGATGGTAGCTGCCCTTTTAAGAATATCTGCGGCTTTGGGACTACAAAACCCAGGCTTAAAGAAAAGGAGATTCAATGACTGATACCGGTTTAAAATGGCTATCATTCTTCCTTGGCACTGGATTCCTTATCTTTTTATGCCGCATCATCTTTTTTAGCGGTAAATACTGCAAATCAATAGATTATCTCGATAAATCTATTGATTCCCTCAATAAAGAGAATTCGGAAATAAACAAAAAGATCGATACTCTTATTAATTGTTTCAACCGTTTGACCGCAAAACTCGAGAACGTAAAGGGCATCGCCGGCCTCAACGATGTATATTTCAAGTCAGCAAGCCCCCTGTCGCTTACTCCTGCCGGTAAGACTATGTTAAATGACAGTGGCCTTAAAACCTTCATTGATACAAACAAGGACGAGCTGATAAGAAACGTTGAATCTCAGAAACCGCAAACCAATTACGATGCTGAAGCGATATCAAGAAGCGTTATGCTTTCCCTGTCGGACGATCCCCGCCTGAATACCGTTAAAGACTATGCCTTTCAGAATGGAAAAGACTTAACCATGATGCTTATGGCTGGCGGTATTTACCTACGCGATCTAATTATTTCAAAGAGCATAACAATTACAGAAAAAGAACATAAGAATGAACCTTAAACCCTGGCTAAAAAGCAACTTTTTTGTTCTTACCTCAATCATCCTTCTGTTTTATGCCGCTGTCCCGCGCGGATATCACGATCGCCTACCCTATGGCTTTTATCAGATCCTTCGCTTCCTGGTATGCGGCACTGCCGCTTATTGCGCTTTCAAGGTCTTTAGTCAAGGCCGGCAGGCCTGGGCCTGGATCCTGGGGATTACGGCAGCGCTTTTTAATCCCCTAATCCCTATTCGTTTTGAAAAAAACAACTGGCAGATGATTGATTTTATCGTAGCGATTATGCTTTTCATCTTTCTTTTAACACCGAAGAAGTTTACGATTAAATGGTTAAAGCAAGCATTAATAACATTCGGAATATCTCTAATTGCTTTTTTCGCTGTCTTTTGGGTGATATTTACTATACAAAGACAACAAAACGAGAGATATTTTAAAAAATTGTTTTCAGAGAACAAAAGGGATAGAACGCGTCATCTATCCGATGTTACAGGAACCGACAATGACATTGTATTTATAGATGCTACCGGCAAGGAAATACATTGCAAAGAACACAATATCATCGTAAAAGCGGTACCGTAAAAGGAGTTTTAAAAAATGAAAAACACGCTTATCAAATTTTTACAAACCCTCTGGGAAAAAGATTTCCTCATTAAACTTGCCCTGGCTTTGGTGATCATTTACCTGCTCCAGCAGATTTTTAAGGTGCCGCCGGATACCGGTGCTTTGTAAACCCGACGTCTGAAGATAGCAGTAATTTTTATCACAATTCTTCCGTATTCTTCTTGATCTTTAGCAACGGTTCCAGATTCGACCCGCCGGGCAGCCATAGGGCAATCCCTCGCGCCAAAGCCAGCAACTTCCTGTCCATGTCCTTTGATTTTTTGGCCGAGCTCATATCGCGCGCAAACTTGTTCAGGAATTCAAGCGCCGGTATGGGGTTGCTTCCGTAGTCCCACGCCTGCACGGCGTTTCCGACAAACGGTATCTGCTGCAGGAATACGTTGTTTATGACCTTGTGCCAGGTGTTTTCCTCATCCGGATCGGGTTCTTTATTCAGTATCCCGCTAACCAACGCCCTTGTCCCACCTCTTATGCCGGTCTGGGCCAGAAAAACAAGAGTCAGCCAGAAGAAAATATTCGCCGCCTGCCCCATCCGCTTCTCCACGATCCCCGCGCGCCAGAGATCATGCCGGACCATACTCCAGTCGTTGAGCATAAACGACTGAAACTGAAATATCGCTTTATCTATTGACTTGTTTAAAGCGTTTCCCCCTTTCCCGGAGAACGTCCCCCTGGTCAACGCCGAAGGCGCGTCTATAAAGAAAGAACTGGATTGGCTTCGGCGCATCATCAGCTGCGCGTAATCAATCGCCTCCTGATTGGGCTTGTCGAGATCGACCTCGATGCCGTGCTCTTTGCAGTATTTTTCATAGGCGCCGGCGGCCACGGAAGCTGCCGCTATCCCATCGAGCCGCTCCAGGGCCCAGAATCCGACCTGTTCCGCCTTGTCCACTATGTTCTTATCGCCGAACTCGAGGAAACCCGGGTCATCCCCCACCCTATGCTTGACTTCCGGCATATTCTCGCGCACGAACCGGCGCCAGCGGCCGTCAGCGGCTATCTTGAATGCCCCGTCAAAAGCGTATTTGCCGATTAACCCCGCCCCGGTTATGATCGATGTCGGCTGTATAAGAGCGGAAGACAGCCTGAAGGCCAGGATGGACGCCCCAGCATGTTTTCTCAAGCCGTCCAGCATACTGTTTGCCTCCCCGGATATCTTTCCCTTGCGCGCGACGAGATCTATCCAGTCCCTGACGATCTCCTGCCCCAGCTCTCCCACGGCTTCGGCATACTCTTCCTTTGCCGCCAGCTCCCCGAGGAACTTGGTCTCCTTGCCTACGGTGACGAAATAGCTGGCGTTGTCCACGTGCTTCAAGAATACCTCCATAGCGTTTATCTGTATCTTCTGCTTCTTTCCCTGTCTTTTCTTGGTGAAGCCGCGCGAGACGTTCTTCCTGGGCGCAAGTCCGTATTGTTCTACGTTATCTCCGAAGCGGGCCCGTATCTCGGAGTCGCTCATCTTATTAAAGTCGGTCATGAACGGGAAGTAATTCTTTACCGCGTGGAACGGTTCGTTGTAAACAAGGCGCATAATCTCGGATATCTCCGGCCGGAAAGACTCCAGCTTGTCGCGCATAAGGCTGTAAAGCTGCATCTCTTCCGGAGACAGGTCTCTTTCGATTTCCCGTTCCGTATGCCCGCTGCTTAACAACTTCTCGTAACCACCCTCCTGCATCTTTGCGGCGTACACTCCGATACGCTCAAAATTACGGTCATCAAGCTTAAGCCGCCTGGCCAGTTCCCTTACCTCTTTTTCCGCCTTGTCTTTCATTTCCAGGTATTTCCCGAATTCGCGGTTCAATGTTTGCTTGAATATCCTGCTGTTGGCCCCTTTGTATTGTTTCTTTCCGTCGAGCAAATCAAAAATCACGTCCATGGGCGCGATGGCGATGTCCTTTTCCATCAGAAAATTGCGGGCGTCGGCATACCGGTTCTTCAGTTTGTCGTATACATTGAGTCTTTCGCCGGCTTCAGCTTCTACTTTTTCTTTCTTGAACAGCGGATCGGAATCCTGGATTATATCCGCCAGGGCCTGGGCCTTTCTTTGTTCCTCCGCCATCTGCCGCAGGCGCAGTTTCGCGCGCCCCATATTCTCCAGGTCTTCCACGGTATTGAGCAGATCTTCGAGCTCCCCTTCGCTTAGATCGCTCGCCGGTTTTTTTTCAAGGATCTTCAGCTGCTTCAATATCTCCTCCGGCATTTCCACATCCTTGCCGGCGGCGAGGCTCTTTTCGATAAACTTCCGGGTGTTCTTCAGGGATTCTATCGTTTCCGGACGGTGCCCCTGGAATTCGATCTGTTTAAGGATATTCCCGATCATATCCGCGTATTCCACCGCTATCCCGCCGGACCTGTTAGCCCGTTCTGCCGCCCTCTGAAGCTCGTTGATGATCTCTTGCCTAACCTGTTTTGTTTTAGACTCCTGCAGGCGTTTAGCGATATCCGGAAATGTCCTGGCCAGATCAGCCCTTGTTTGCACGTTCTTTATCGTCCGGATAAACTTAGCGCGCTCATCAAGCGGCAGATCCGCCTGTTCTATTGCATCAATAACTTCATTCTGGATGCTCTCTATTTCCTGCTTGGTCTTCAGCCTGCCTTCCTTGATCCCCTGTTCGGTTGCCTTGATGCGGTCCTTCAAAAGAGTGGTTTCCCGCTTGGTAATCATCTGCGGCCGGTTCCTGCGGATCTCTTCCAACAGGCTTTTGCGCGTATCCTCAAGGTTCTTTAAATACTCCTTGAGGCCTGTTTCATCTGCTACCTCTACCCCGAAATGGTCCCGTAACTCCTGTATTGCCTCGTCCGGAGTAATGCCGCCTTTTTTGGTGATGTATTCCTTGGGGATGCCTGTCAATTCCTCCTTCAAATATTCGTCTTTATACCTCCGGATCCTGCGCATAAACCCCTGTCGGATGGTGTCTATGTCGTCAAGCGCATACTGCGCGGACTCTACCCGGGCCTGACGCTCTTCCAGGCTCTGTATCTGCCGTTGCAAAGGCGTAACTCCGGAGGCGTCCGGCATCACGTCTTTTACGTTGACACGCTTCCCCGGTTGTGGTATATTTTTGTCGGGAGAAGTAGAAGTCTTACTGACGCCAGAAAGGCTCGCTGGCCTGCTCGGCTCTGCCGGGACAGATGAAGGAACTGCCGCCCTTCCAGTAAGATTAACTACTTCTCCTCTTTTTTTAAGAGATTCCGCGTAAGTAGGATCAGGAGATTCAAACCCCGTAATCACAAAATGACCGTTATATCTCTTTACGGAAACCACGAGCGTCTTGTTGTTGCCTAACTTCTTGACAAAATTGATCTTCGGGGCGTCTTTGTAGAAAACCATAAAATCGGAGTTATTGAGATTATCGATAAAGCTCTCATCCACCGTCAAACCGTGCTTGCCTTCTATCTTATCGACGATCTTACGGTCAATATAGATTGCCCGCGGGATCTTCCTTTGATTGGCTATTTCAACCGGCAGATCCGATATATGCGCCTGGTCTGATGCCCCTATCATCAACTCCTTAAGGTTATTTTTATATACTCCTAACTCTGCATCGCTTGGATGAGATACCTGGCCTGTTACTTTGCCGCCGGCGCGGGCGGAATTCCAGATATCCACCAGTTCTTTCTTTACGCTCTCTTTAAAGAAAGCCGCTCCTTTTGTGGCCGAGAGCTCTCCCGCGGCTTCAGCCTCTCCACCTATTCCCCTGCCCTTAAAGTTCCGCTGGGCGTGTATCACCTCATGCAGGAAGTTCTCTTCCGCTCCACCACGCCATATCGCAGGGCCCATTTCAATGACAGACGATGGGGTACCGGCCGCCGCTTGACGCGCCCTTAATTTGGCGTTTCCCGGTTGATAAGCTACCAGCCTTGCCGGGTTGTTTTCCGGCAGTTCGTTATTGCTGCGCACTGGGACGTTCAAGACATCGGCAAACTGTTCCCTCAGCTTATCGTCAATAATAAAATCCCCTACGGTACCAAGGTCGTATTTACCCTTAATGGCGGAAGCGTGCGCGGATTTCATCCTCTGCTGATCAAATTTATACCGGAACACCCGTTGATAGTTCTCTTCCGCAAAACTTTCAGGGGTATCGTATTCCATCGATTCCCGGGCATAAGCCTCCAGATCCATACCTCCACTTCTCTTGGGTTCATTCCCGCCCTTATTCATTATTTTGTTTATGACTGCCTCTTCTTCCGGGACAAGACTTTCATTCGTCGCGTGCTTTGCAATGGCAGATTCAAGCAGCCGGGACTCTTCCTTGGACAGATAAACATCCTCCCCCTGACCTTTTTCGCTATTAATATATGCCTCCCGGGTATCCTTAAAGGCGCCAAGAATGGCAGCCCTGGACTCCGGACTGATCCTTTCGTCAACGATAAGCCTCTCATACACATCTTTTACGGTCCCGAGATCTCCGGATTTGAGCGCTTCGTCTATAACCTTCTGGGATTCCTGTAAAACACCTTTTTCCCGGGCGTTGCTCATCCCTTTCTCCATTGCTCCTATGGCATGGAATACGGTTGCGAAAGCCAGACCGTTTGCGGCCCCTTCTATCGCTTCTTCCCGGGTGGCAAGCCTGTTCTGCTTAAGCGCGTTATAATGCGCCTCAGCAAGGCCCAGGGAGCTCATTTTAGGGTAAGATCTCCAGCCTGTGCCTACCGAACCATAGAGCATACCTATGGCCGCCTGCTCTGCCGCCGACAATGGGGCCTCTAACGACTTGCCTTCCTCCGTCTTCTGGACGAACCCCCTGGTCCCCATACCTACCGCGAAATCCGGTATCTTTACCATATACCTGGACACGGACGGCAGCACTTTCCCTGCCAGGAGGACCTTAGTGACACCTCCGGCCATCATATCAACAGGCAGCGTATAAACCATTCCACCAACCCCCTCTGAGAAATCGGAGGCGAACTTCGAAACTCCGGACTGTTTCCCTAATTCCTGCCTTGCCAAGGCCTCTTCCTGCTCCTGGAGCTCATATTGCCCTTTGAAATAGGGGATCCTATCCAGGAACATAAGCCGTCCGACATTGCGCGCCGAAGATTGCAGCCCCATGTAGAATTTGGCTCCCATCGCCTGCGTGAAGGAGATTTTATCCTGCTCTGCCACTGACGGGTATACATCCCCGGAATACACGGAGGCCATAGACTCTTTGGTATACCTGTCCGATGCCGATGCCGGGTGCTCTACGGCTATGCCCTTATCGTCCACGAAAGTCACCTGCCTATCGTCTCCGCCGGTCAGGTTGGCAAGACGAGCAGGTCCCGCTTCTTCCACAATCTTTACCTCATCAGGATTATCGTTCAGATCACTCAATCTTGGCATTTACCTTCTCCACCAGCGGCTCTCCGTCTTTATCGAACCCGGTCACTATGTAAATATCCCCTTTTAGACTTAACTTATCCCCTACCCGGTATCTTCTTATAGGGGCGGCTTGCTGCGTACCGGAGGATCCTTTTGCCACAACCTGGCCGTTGCTGATGGTGTATCCGGACTTGGAATCGCTTATCCCCCGGTAAATGCCTTGCTTTATACCTGTGGATGAAATAATATTGTTGGGCGTCCCTCCGCAAAAGACCGTATTAGGATTGGCCCTGTTCGTTTCCTCTTTTATGACGGCATTTATGGATTCGTAAGGATCCTGTCCGTTCCTCAACCTGTCCATTACATTGCGGTACATCCTCGCCTTTACTTCCGGACGCTTGTCGGCATACTCATCCGACCACCAGCTTATAGCCTGCAGGAACGTCTTGGGATTGGTTTTACTCAAAGCTGTATCTGCGACTTTGTTAAGACGAGTATCGATGTCATTTTGGGTATCTCTCAGAAATTTGCGTGTATCTCCAACTCCCAGTCTGCCCTGCGCATGAGCATCAATAACATCATTTCTGAATTGCATTACATCAGCAATGGTTATGCTTTTATTCTTCTTCCCTGATTTTAAATCAGCGAACCTATTCGTAAAATCTATATACGTATCATCCTTGCTTTCGGCGCCCACGGTCCTCGGGCTTTCGATCATGTTCTTCATCTTTATGGCGAACTCCGGCCGTATCTCCCCGGACTTGACGGCCTTATCGAGCACCAGGATATTGACGCTATCGCTGTTGGTGAAATAACCCGTCAACAGCTTGTCCTCGGCATCGTTCTGCGCGACCGCCGTGGCGTACCTGTTCTGTTCCTTGCTTTTCTTGATCACTTCTCGCAACGCATCGATGCGCTTGGGATCGTTGCCTAAATCATTCTGGAAGTCCAGTTGGTTAAGCATTACCTCTGCCTTCCAGGGATCCTTTTTGATGGCTCCTCGCAAGAACATATCCATATAGTCAAACTGGTATTGCCTGATATGCTCCTTGATCTCGTTAGGCATAAAACCGGTGTTGGCCAGCCCTTCCAAAGCTGCCTTCTGGTTCCTCCAGTCTTGAGCAGCCTTACTAAGGTCAAAGCTTTGCCCTACCTGGGCGGCCATCAAGAGGTTTTTATCGCGGCTGTCATTAACATTACTGACGATGTTCAAATTTGTCTGCTTCTGGCCCCAAAGCATAGTGTCCAGCTTGTACTGTTGTTTGAGCTTGTTGCTTACCTGTTGCCAATCTCCCCGCCCGAACATACCGACCTTCTGACCGTAAAGGCTCAGGATCTTATCGTAGTCCCCAGAGAGCTTCCCAAGCGCATCCTGGTTTGTCGGATCGGCCTGATTGTCCACGCGCCACTTATTTGTAACATTCATCATCTGCAGATTTGCATCCGCCATGAAATTATTAATATTGGCCAGTTCCTTCTTGCGCTGCAGGCCTTCATACGCGCTCATTGTGCTTTGGAGATCCTGATACATCTCCTCTTCGGCGTTTATTGGAGCCGCCACCTCTGTCACTTCTCTCTGCATTAACGGTCTTCTTACCACTTTCAGCCTCCTTAAGGTACCATTCCTGCGGCTTGGTATGTTCCATAATCCTGCAGGCTGCCTACTGTAAACCCGCTTGAAGCCAGGGAATCATTCATTCCTACGGATCCTGCCGCCCCGAAGAGCGATCCAGATCCTGCTCCGGCCGCCCCCAGGACCGTAGAGTTCAACTGTTTAATAAGTTTGCTGCGCGCCTGGGAATAGACGTTCTCGATCTGTGTAGAGTAGTTTTTGCCTATGAGATCTATATCCTCAAGTCCGGCCGTGTACGTGCTGGACATAACACTCATAGGTGTGGAATTGCTTTCACCCGTCAGAGCTATACCGCTCTGCATGAAATTCACCTTCTGCGCCGCGGCTAAGGCCGTGGTTTCCCGGGCCTTCGCCTTGGTCCTTAAAGCCGATTCCTCGGCAAGGGCGGCCGCCTGTTTGTTTGCCGCCTTCGCCGTGGAAGCCATGCTTGCGGCTCCCAGCCCAACAGTCAAAAGAGTAGTTACCAGTCCCATACTATCCCTCTCTTAAAATGGCCCACATGCGATAATCTCGGCCGTTTAAGAACCTGCATTTGGTCCCCTCGCAAACAAACCCCAGGAACCGGTGCCAGCGGTTCAGTTCATCGCAGTCAAGGCTCAATGTCTCTATGCGCAGGATCTCGAGCTTCTTGGCCAGCTTATTGATGAAATTCTTTATCTCCTGACCGTCAAAGGCGCTCATATATACCGAGCAGACCAGGAATCCTTCATAATGCTGTGGAGCGTAAGCCCGGTAAAACAATATTGCCTTGATATCCCCGCATTTCTCAAGAGTCCAGCCTTCATACATCGCGATCACCGGCTTGAGCTTCTCCAACAGGTCGCCCTCGCCGAAACCGTTTACCACTATCTTGCACAAATCTTTATTGATGAATCCCCTGATCATAGCCTGGTCCCGTAGTCAACGTCGCAGAAAACGGCTGTTATATGCAGCGGCAGCGGCTTATCCTGTTTGATATACAGCGATTTCTCGGTCTCGAAAGAATCGTCGAAGGTTATCTCCCGGCTGTCCCCATCCATGGGAAGCGGCGGCAAGTCAAAAAATCCCGCGGGATCGAACTGCTGGACCTCCTCCATCCGGTATAAAGATGGCCCTATCAGCCCGCCGGCAGAGGCGATGAAGCGTATCCGTGCCTTGTTTATGTTCTTCACCAGGTATTGCGTATTTATGCCGTTTACCGCGAAACCCAGGTTGAACGTCTTTATCAGCCCTTCATATTTCCTGCCGATACAGACGGAAGTGATCTCCCGGTCGATCGTCAACACTCCTCCGGCCGATACCGTATATTCCCCGAGATATCCGCCGTCTCCCACCACGGAAACCTCCGCGGACGCGTAATCCGTCAGTCCGGATACCGTGCTGAAACTCTTATACCAGGAGGAATAGCTGTTTTGGGAAGGAGTAAGTAGCACCCTAACCGTAACGGACGTGGCGCCGGTATAACCGGTTATTTCGAATATCCCCTTCTCAAGGCCGGTCGCGGTCTTATAATGGATCTGCCTACCCACGTCTCCGGAAGAGAAATTGCTTGCCGTGGACGTTATCGTATCCGTGCCGTCAAAAGTGATCGTACTTGTGTAATAATCCGAATAAGTGACGGCATTGTCCAGGTATATGCAGCTTTTCATCAGTTCCGCCACATACCTCCAGTAGGCTTCCTGGTCTTCGCTCTCGCTGTCCGCATCGCTGAAAAAGTCCTCCCTGGGTGGAAATATCACCTCTCCGGCAAGCCTCTCGATGAATACGCCATTGCCCCTGCTTACCAGGATGAATAGATCATCCTGTCCAGTGGAAGGATTATGCAGCTTGCCGATATCCAACACCGTGCCGTCCGTCGGAAGTTCCGTCCATCCTACAATCCTTTCCGGCTGGTTAAAGTTTAGGGACAACAACACCCCGTCATCGCGCAGGCAGAACAAGAAATCGTTCTTGTCTTTGATATATACCAGCTTGCTGATGCCTCCCGAGGTGATATCGAAGCTGGAAAAATTTGCGTCATCGCTCTTAAAACTCTCGGTAAGCAAATCGTAGGAGAAATACTCCACATTGCGCCTGATGGAGTTGATATAGAACAAATACAAGTCCTTACGCACCGGTTGCGTTGATGACGCCCCGTCCGTATTGGTAATGGTCGCCTCCACGGTTGTAGGAGTGATCGCCGTGTCCACGCTGCCGCCATTTATCGCGATAAGCCCCTGCGAAGAGCCGACGATTAGGCTGTTTGATCCACCGGCAATCCATTTTATAGCTTCTGTAAGGTCTGAAATTGCGAATATCACGGCGTCATCGTCTTCAACATCGCTTTCAGGGACAGTAAAATCATCATAGGATCCTGCCATGCTACCGTAGACATACGTCCGCTTGAGGCTTGGCCCGCCATACCATAGTCTGCCCTTATAAAATCTAACGCAGGCTGGCCAGCCGGTGGACCCTGACGAAGGATCATCAAAAGGATCTGCCGTGCGGCTGAAGGTGGATATCGTAAACGACGTGGCGCTTGTTCGGGTGAGCTTGCGCGGGGCATAGCTGTTGTGAGCGATATACATCACATCGGCATTCTGGTCGTAAGAAAGTTCCTTGCAGTGCGCCAGCGTGTAAGGGGATGATACGTCCAGATCCGATCCTCCTGACTGCACGAATCCTACATTCCCGGAGCTGTCATAGCTCAAAAACTTAATATGCCCGTTGTAGAAAAGGGCCAGGTAATCCTGCTCATCGGAGAATTTAAATTCCACAAAACGGCAGTCCTGGAATTTCTCGATCACCTCAAACCCGGGACGGAAGAAAGCATTACCTTTGAAGTTAGAAAGAAAGTTCTGGAAGATGTCCGCACCGGTGGTATAGATCGGAAGATCATACCGGCCGTTAAGGTCATGGTCGAGTTTACCGCGGGCGAAGTTGTTGAAAGGGGTAGATATCTTGGCCGCAAACGCCGTATTCGCCGCGATCAGAACTGAAATGATAGCAAAAAAGAGCCTTTTCTTCATTTATCCGCTTTCCTAACGCTTGTTGAAAGTGCTCGGGTTATCGTATTGCCTTGCCAGCTTGAACAACGACCGGTTGATCCTTACCGGTCTGTTTTCCTGCCCGTTCAGGGCCGATGCACTGCCCTGATCGATCTTGATAAAAGCATTTGCCGCTTTAAGTTTCTCGGCATCCTGCGTGATCTGCAGGGCTATTTTTTCCATCATCTCGGCGCTTATTGCTATGCAAACCTCGACGGGCATCTTGGATACATCAGTCAGGTCTTTTATATAACGCAGCTCCATACCGTCTTCGTAATCCTCGTCCGTGAGTATCATATTGCCTTCCACTGCGTAGTTGTTCTCTTTATCCTGGATTGCGCCTATACCAAGGACCTTAAGACAATCTATGGGATATTGATAGGCATAAGCGTATCCGAAAGCCGGGGTGAAGCTCAGCTTAGCCACAATTTTGCGCGCCAGGGCGCAGTTTGGCATTAATTTTTTAAGCACGCTCTGCCGGCAGGGATCATACCAGACAGCGCAAATCCTTTCCTCGGCTTTTGTCGGATCGGTTATGCTGTTTACAGTTTCCTTGCTGCCGAGGCGGCTTAAAGCCATGTTGCATATTTGCGTAGCAGAGTTCATCTTCGTGCTCCTTTAGGGGCGGGGAAGAGGGCCGGACACCCTCTTCCCCTAACCTAAGCTTAGGCTCGATCCCTTTTATGCCATGATCAACCAGAACGTCATCGTCCCGGAAGCCGACGGCGTGGCTTTCAGAGTAAGAGCAAGATCAACGCCTCCGGCGTATTCCTGGTCGTTATTCTTGCTCAGGTGCTCACCGATCGTCTTATAGGCGTTCGCGCCTATGAGTTCACCCACAGACAGCCCTGCGTGAGGGTCCAGCCCATCCACGAGGATGTCGGCGTCTAACGCCGCTCCCTCGTTGGACTTATAGAACCCGAAGTCCACGTCGGTCAGCCCGGCTATTGCGGCTATGGCCTTGGGGACGAATATCCCCACTATCTTGGTTGCCAAAGGCAGCCCCTTGGCAAGACGGATAACGTCTCCGCTTGCGGAAGTGCCGTTGGTGATCGTTGCCGTGGCTCGTATGATCTTGGCCTTGACGCCGGTTGCAAACAGGGCGTCCAAAGGATTGTGTGTCTGTTCCGCTGTATCAAATTCTGCCATTTCCATCCTCCTTCTTGTTTGCCGGGACTGCGGTTTTCACCCACAGACCCGGCCGGTTGAACAAGTTTGTATCGTTATATCGTGGTGGAGACCTTTATTACCCTCTCTCCCTCTATCCTCATCGCGTTGATCCAGTAGTCGATGGTGATGTCGGTGGAGTTGACCTTGCTCGGGTTCTTCGAGATATCGAGGTCCCCGAGTTCCAGTGAGATTGCCACGGACTCTTTACAGAGCACCAGGCAGGTCCTCACTGTGCTGGCTTCGGTCAGCACCGGGTTAGAGACCGTGATATTGCTGTCGGTCCCGGCGAACTTCGTCACGCGGAACCCCTGCACCATCTTCAGGCTTCCGGTATTCTCCGGCTTGTCGTCCACGTAGAGATTGCTGATGAAGTTGTCATCAGCCATCAGCTGCGCGTGCTCCTTACCGGTAACGGCTATCACGCCGCCTTCGTAGAGATCCTCGGGGACGTCGTTGTTGATGAACGTTTGCACGACGCTGTCAATGGACGTCGAGGATATGCCTCCGGTGGCGGATACGGTAACCACGCCGTCGGTTGCCGCCGATATCTCGCTCGGAGCGGTATCGGGAGCCCCTACCAGGACCGTGCCGCCGGCAGCGGACGCAATTATCCTGTCCTTAAGCCTCTCTACCGCGTTGGAGAGCTGCTCAACGATGGATCCCGACGGATCGGCGATAAGCTCGTTGATGTCGTAGAGCTTATCCAGTGTTATGGTTTTGGTAAAGCGCCTCTTGGTGAGCTGGCGGTTATCCAGGTCGTAATCGCCGTACTGTTTGTCGGGGTTACGGGTGGCTACTTCAACAAGCTCGATCTTCCCCATGCGGCCGAGGTTGTTGGTCTTACCCTGGGAAGGCAAGTAGACAAGTACTCCCGCCTTTTCCAGCTTGGACTGCTTCTGCTGACACAGGGAGATAAAGTTATCCTGAAATAACTGTCTCTGCCCCTGGTCAATGCTCGGGCTGTATGTTGCTCCCATTGTTGACCTCCTGTTAAAGATGTTGATACTCTCTTACCTGGTCGAAAAGTGTCCGCAATCTCAGCGGGTTCTCTTGGTATTCCTTAGGTGAATACCCAAGACCTTTCGCTCCGGGCTTCTTTAACAGAAGGTGTCCGAGCATTTTTTGGAACAAATCTACTGTTGCAATATACTTCTCCTTACCGGACGCACCAAATGCCTGTCTAACCTGTGGCTTGCAATTACAATTCCGCCTTCCGGGAGATAACAAAAATAGTACTGTATCCCCCCGGGTTGTATCGTCTGCGTCCAGTATTTAAATACCGGCTTGAGCATTAACGCCGCGGCCGCTTTCACTATCGATGGGTGATACTCCCTCCTGTCGATCAACGTCTCGGCTTCCTGGTCGGAAATCTGCCTGCCGTATTGCGAGGCGTACATTTCCGCCTCTTGCCATCGCTGCTCTTCCTCCAGTTCAACCGGAGAAAAATCCAGCCTTAATAACCTGTCGGCGATCCAGCCGTCCTGCATCCTGACAAACCGCTCAGGGGAATGCTTTGCTTCCAGGTATTCTTTTATGCTAACCATATCAAAAGATTGCGGGAGTGGGATTTGAACCCACGATAACCCGGGTATGAGCCGGGTGTGTTAATCCTGCCTTCACCATCCCGCGGATCCTGCTACCTACTAAAAATGACTGCGCATATCTCCTGCTCCTTGACAAGGAACAGATCGGGTTCGACGTCCCTGCCCGGCATGCTTATCTTTAGCCTGGCGTGGGGGAGAATGATTATTTCATCCCCGGGCCGCACATTAAACACGCGCGGCCCCACGTCAAAAACGATATTTTTCACCAGATCCTGATCAAGCCTGGTACCTTCGGGAACCACAATCCCGCTTTTACGATTTATCACCAGCGCTTTAAACAGCACCCAGTCAGCCCGCGGCTTTACCGTCAAACTATGCCGCGGTAGTCCCCTCTGTCTGCCGGCAAACAGCCGGCGGAGCAATAGCACCAACTTATTCACCGCTCTCCCCTTTGATAACGATCTGGTAGGCCTCTTCCAGCGTTATCTTGGCGCCGAGTTTGATTCCTTTGGCTTTGGCGATCTTCCTAAGCTCCGCAAGGGTAAAAGTCTTTTCCTCCTCCCCCACGGACTTATTTTCTTGCTCCTCCGCAATCACCTCATCGTTGCTCTTTGTTTTGTGAGGCTCGGCTACCCTGTTGTCATCGGCTATGATAAGCGCCGGAAGGCTCGCGTAATTGTATCCCTTGCGGTCCGGATCGATCTTGTTCCCGATCAGCCTGGAATACTCCAGGTAAGCGATCTCCCTTGCCGTGCGTAGATCGCTGGTTTTGTAGTTCGGGATCTTCCGCAGGTCTTTCCATACCGCCAGGTCCTGCAGTCCTTCCCAATCCAGCTCCTTAACGTCCTTGCCGATAATCTCCGGCTTTCCGTCTACGTCCTCGATTTTATCGATATAGCAGACGCGCAGGAGATCGAACCTCTTTGTGTAGCGCGCATCCTTGGATATCCAAATCTGGATCATCCGCCACATTACCGCCTGCTGAACCCGGTCCTTGTCTATAACCGGGATTATACCGGTTACGTTCTCGTAATCGACGGTTTCTTTTCCGCGCGCGCCGCCTCCGGTATAATAAGCCCCGCTTGCCGCAATTTTCAACATGCCCATCTCATACCCCCTATTCTGAACTTCAATTACTTGGTTTTGTTGCGCTCTTTGTACAGTGCCGTCAACTTATCCATAAGCCGCTTCTTTTCCTCGGCTACATGCGGCTTTTTGGAGAGATCCTGTATCTGCTTGCGCAAATCGGATACCTTCTTCTGGAAGTCTCCCTCTGTATTCTGGTGGCCATGCCCTCCGCCGGCGCCGCCGCCTTCTGTTGTCCCTTCTACCACTCCGTATTTCGTCATCACGGAATGAGCGAAGCGATAAAATACTCCCAGAATATCGTTCGACATCTTACCGTCTATCAACTTCTGGTCGTCCGTGCTCAGCAGCTCTTTGGTGAAATTGATTACCTTCCCGGATACCTCTTTGTAATCCGAGCCGTCCTTACCAAAACTGTCCTTGAGTACCTTCTGCAGGCCATCGGCTGAGAAACGCTGTTCTATCACTTTCTTTTCGAATCCAGCATAAGCCTCAATAATCTTGTTTGCCAACGCCTTTGGCGCCCCAGCCTGGTGGAAAGCTTCCGACATCGCCTCCACAAGCTCCTTATTCGACCCCTCCGGGAAGGTATACGCCTTATCCTTTGGCCGCAGTTGGTTAAAGAAAGATGTCAACTCTTCCTGCGTGGCCGTGTCAAAGTCAGGCACAACTGTTTTCTTACCGGCAAGAGAATCCAGTGTATCAAGCTGCCTATAGACATCGTCAATAGACTTTACCTTTTTGGCCCAATTCTTTTCTTTGTATGCCTCCGGGACCGTAAACGTCCCGGATCCTCCGCCGTTTCCTCCGGATCCTCCTCCGCTGCCGTTGCCCCCTCCTTCATCCCCACCTTCTCCCCCTCCATCTCCTCCGCCGTTTCCTCCTGTTCCTCCGCCGGCACCTACAGCCCCCCGGTTACCAAGATTTACCAGCGCCATAAGCACCCAATTTAGTGCTATGCCGGTCAGCCCCATTAAAAACATGATTGTCCGCTTCATTTCGTTTCACCCCTTTCAATATTCATCAACACTTCCGGTTCCAACAACTCTTTAAAAAAGGCCAGGAAAAACTGATTATTTGCCTCTTTTGCCGCGAGCATTACCGAACTGGCAAAGATGCCCCGGTCCCGCTTGTTCACGCCGAGCCAGTTTATCGCCCGCTTGGCCCAGAACTTACCGTCGGGACTCGAAAATAGCCTATTCGCGCACCGTTTTAACTCTTCCAGTTCTGCCTTACGGGCTTCTTCCACCTGCTTTGTTGCGGCATCTTTTTGCATCAACCTGTCGGTTGTAGACTGCGTTTCACCCATCATCCTCACCCCTTATCCCCATTTACCGAGACCGGTTGTTCCTGCATGGCCTGCGCCTCATCGCGCTTAGCCCCGGCAATGTTCCGTTTTATATCCGACCCCACCTTTGCCCCTTGCAAAGCCATCATCTGCGCCTGCATGGCCGCTTTCTGCGCCACCACGGCCTTAAACTCGTCTGCCGTCAGCATAAAACTTGTTTTTATCCCCAGGCAGGACTTAAAATCCTCCAGGAATTTATACCAGTCTATCGCTTCTATTATGTCCGGGAATACCGCTCCCACCGCCGTTACAACCTGCAGGATCTTCAGCAAAGCGTCAAGTTTCTCACTGTTGCTCAGCTTATCCAGGGCATTATTCCACTTGATCTGATACCATGGCTTGCCGGCCTCCTTGGCTGCGATCACTGCCTGCGGTATCACCCTCTCGGTTTTACCGGCTTTGAGCAGCTGATCGTATATATCTCTTGACGTAATGCGGTTAATACCACCCAGGTCAAGGTTATCTTCGATAGCAATGCAATGGTGCACTATCGGGTTAAGGGCCTCATCACGTTGCTGCTGCAGCATGCCGGCAAGGGCTTTATCCCTTATCACGGCACGCTGCAACATCTCCGTGGCAGTTTTGGAGGATTTATCGTTAAAGTCGAGCAGAATATCGATCTTAAACGCCGTTGCGATCTTCTCGTTGAAATACGGTATCAGGAACTTTATGATCCCCGTGGGATCTCCTACATCATGCAGCGGGAAAATAGGAGAGGCATCTCCCTGTCGGAACTCGGGATTAAAAACCGTCAAGGCATCGGCTGAGGTATCAAGCACACTATCGCCCATTATACTGGCTCCCCACATCCCCATAGATGGGCTGCCGAGCTTCTCGAGTATTTCGATGGCCTTTCCGATCATATAATTCACGCTGCGTATTGCGCTGGTCAACATGGTCCCGCTTGCCCGGCCGTAAACGTCCCCGCGGATCCTAATGGCCCGGCATACTCCTATCGGTATACGGCTATAGTCTTCCTCAAAGAATGGTCTATCGGCATCCTCGGTAAACCAGATTCCGCGGTATCTGGCACCGCGTTTCCCCTTTAGCTTGGGATTGTAGTCTTCCCTGGGTATGATCCCGTGGACGACATGGAACTTGTCATTGTAGTCGGAATTGTAAGCCTTCTGGACATCATCGGGAAGCTTTGCAAAGGCCGCCCTATTAAGCACTCCGTTACTCATACAGAACTCCGACACTATCCTGGCCGCCGTCCAATAGTAAGGCACAAAGATCACGTCTACCAAGCCACTTTTGCCTTCGTCGATTATCAGCCCGTCCACTCCATAATTACGGAATATAAAGACGTTCTCTTCGATCTTGTCTTTGTACGCGGCGTTAAGGAATGACCCCAATCCGCTGGTGCCGAAAGAAGACTGATCATAGCAGTAAGATTTCCCTGCGGAAGCTAATCCGGATTGACTGTCGTTCATCCTGCCAAGCAACCGCCTGGTTCGCCACTCAAAGTATTTTGTGACATCCTCCCCGAGCATCTCGGCCATTTCTTTAACGTCTTCGCTCGGCTGCAAAGAGAATACATTATCGCCATTGCCCCAGATTATCCCCCACAGATAGTCACCGCATTGATTGACGGATATTGCGGCCGTGGGGTCATCGATGTATTGATCAAGTTGATCACCGGATCTATCGTTGCCTGACTGGCTATACTGCGGATCAACATTTATCGCCACGAGCTGGGCTATTTTCTGCCAAACAGGCAGATGCTCGGTCCAGCGCGTTTTAAGCGCATTGAATAGCTCTTTATAATTCTGAAAGTCTTTCTTCATCGTCAATTCCCGTAAAGGGTTTCCCTGCGGCTCACCTGACCGAGAGATAGTTCTTGCCCAGCGCTTCCGCCAGCGGTGGCATATAGCGCGGAGCGCAAAGTCTTGGCCTTGCTCGAGTCAGAGCTTACGTTTTCCTCCGCTTCCGCGGTGGAGGCCGCATTATCCTCGGCCGCGTTGTTATCCATCCCGAGCAGTTCGCCGATGCTTTCAAATACGTCGCTCATTTTGCTTTACCTCCTCGTACAGCTGCTTTGGGGTTACAATCCACCATTTGTCTATCCCCAGAAAGTCTTTGCAGATACCTACACATGTCCGGAGGAACTTAACGTGCGGCCTGCTCATATCATTGACACGGACCGTATATGCCGCAGCATAGCAGCCCTTTTGCTTCGCCTTACCGGCTACCACATCCGCGCTCTCTAAACACTCATAGATAGCCATCCCGCCTTCACTCGGGTCTATTATTATGCTTCCCCCGCCGGCAGTCCCGGTTATCAAAAAACAATGACTGAACCGTTTATCTATAAAGTGCATCCACCAGCGCGTAACCGCGCATTGCTTGAATACGATGATAAAAGTGCGTTGGTATGTCATCTCGGCCGTGAGTTCCCATAACCTTCTTTGAGCTTGGTGTCGGCTATGCGCAACAGACCGAGACATCCTACCTGATCTTTGAACTTGTAATCTATCTCGTCATTCTCGTTACCGAGATTGCGCCGCCCCATAAACACCAACGTGTCGTAGCGTTTCCACAACTCTTTCATGATCTCTTCAACCGAGACCAGCGATAAATCTACATCTATACCCCATACATCTCCGCTCACCTCAACCTCCGTTCATTCTTGCGTCTTATCGTCTGCTGCGCGCTATCCCCTGTCCTGCGAACCTTACCCAGCAGGTACTTTATCGCATATACCGCCATCATCACCGAATCCGCGTCATCAGGACTCTCTTTTCCTTCGTTGCGCATTTCCTGTTTGGATTGGATATATACCCGGCCATCCCGTAAGAATTTACGCTTGATTCCCTCCAACTGCTTTATAACTCTGTCGTACTTTCCCAGGATAAGCCATTCCTGGTCTATATAATCGTTAAGCGCAAGATATCCATCAGACCGTTGATTACCGGAATTTTTTTCCCGGGCATCTCCTGCACCATCAAATCCCTGGATATCCAGCACCGACTTGGAAATGCTTACGTACATCGGATACCCCAACCCACCTTTATCCACTATCGCAAGGTCCGGACCCCAAAGGCTGTTCAAGGCAATGGTCTTACCAACGCTTGCATCCGTGTCGGCGTCTCTCCACCTGCGCTGATCAGTTAACGCCCAGTGGACATTACTCTTGCGCTCAAGCAGTGATCCTACGCAAAAGGCGCCGCCGGCGCCAGCCAGATCAACGGCCATTACCTTTTGAGGCACGAACAAATCCCCGAACGGCTGAAGTATCTTTGCCTTGTCCAGCTTGGCCATGCTGAACAGAAAATCTTCCGATTTGTCAAGCGGCTCACCCAGCCAGATATGGCGATAGTCATCTTCGCTCTTTATCCGACACTCTTCAGCTTCCTTTTTGCTTGTTTCCGGACACTTGGGGTTATCATAGAAGTTTATTTTGATATGCAGGCAATCCGGGCGCCCTACGCAGAAGTCGTAAACCGCGTCATGCCGCACGAGCCGGTTCATTGAGAAAAATATTTTCGCTTGCTCTTTACGGATAGTAGGTATCAATGCCTTTAACGTCGTTGGAGTTATTGCCTGGGCCTCATCTATCCAAACGACATCAATACCTTCCATGCCCTTGACGTTTATCGCGCCGCGCTCCCGGAACCCGCGGAAGGTGAACCTTGTTCCGGTTCCCCGGTGTACTATGTACTTTTTGTATGTGTCAAAGAACAAATGGTACCCAAGAATCAGATCCGAAAGCAGAGCATATACAGATTCATCGATTGTGTTCTGTATCTCACGGCCACATACGATTCTAAGTTTCAGCTGCTCTGCTAACCATAATAATAACCGCGCTACGGTTTGGGATTTCGCTCCCGCGCGTCCGCCTTCCACAAGGAAGTAGCGGTATTTGTTTATCTCCGTAAGCAGCGGGTAAAGCTTTGGCGGCATATCCGCCAGTATTTCAGGGACCTCAAGGGTCACACTGTCCAATTTGTGCCCCCTAACCGATTTCGATCTTGAGCTCTTTTCCCCCTACCTTGACAGCCCCCATCTGGGTAAATATCTGCACTCCACCGGCATTCTCCCCTTTGAACATGCCGAAATGTTCCCCCAGGTAACCGAGCGCTCGGATCTTATCGAAAAGCTTGATCTTTTTCGTGAAGCCGACCATCTCTCTTTCTTCGCCTTGTCCGTCAAATAACTCCTCCGTATCAATGCCGGACAGGGCTCGGCGAATGCTATCAGGCATGGAATGGATAGGCTTCAGGTTTCCATCTGGCTCAAAGGCCTGAGCAAGATCGGCTCTGGCGATCAAAGATAGCTCCGCAAGCACCTCATCCGCAGACATTTGCAGACGTTTATACTGGAGAGATTTAAGGCGCGAGACTTCTTCTTGGATACTAAGTTTTGCTAAGAGTTGAGCGGATTGTTCATTGGCGGTTTTCTTGGAGTAACCGGAGCGGATCGCTGCCTGGGTGCCGTTGTAATCGATAACGTATTCCCGGCAGAAACGGAGCTGTTTAGGTGATAGTGGCTTGGTGTTAGTGCTCATGCGTTATACTCCAAAAAAATAAGCCCGCCCCGCATAGCGGAACGGGCTTAAAGAAACTGAAGCGGTCTTTGCCGCTTATTTGTCTACGCGCAGATTATAAGACTGCGCGTTCATAGTTGTCAAGAACTTTTTTATATTTCCGTGATCTTTATCCCGTGCCTCCAATACATCAGTTTCTTTTTTATCACATAATCTCGTGTCTTTGTAGCGTATGATTTAACGTCTATCACTTCTTTGCTGCCGTCGGTATTGATAACAACAAAGTCGGCGATATAATGGCACGGCCTTGTATAGTCGGTCTCAGGAATCAGCTCAAACTTTACCTGTCGCTGAAAATCCCTAATTTCTCCCCACCGCTTACGCTCTAAAAGCTTGAGATAGACACGGCTTTCTTTTTTGCTGTCAAAGGACTTTCCGTCACAGATGGTCTTTATAGCGTGATATTTGCTTCGTTTTTTGGGTAGTCTTCCGACTCGACGAAGCAGGGAGTAAACTGACATGGGCTGTGTTCTCCTTTCTCGAAGATCGTTGACTACGTTTATAAGTTCTTGTATTTTATCCCACATCCTTTTGGGGGCGAGATTGCCTAACTGTTGCCTGCTCTCTTGTGGTAATCTTTCAATCTTCTCCCTAAGTTTCATTCAGCACCTCCCTACACAATGCCGCGGCAGTCTCAACCGGTACGGCATTCCCTATCTGCTTCACTTGCTCTGACCGATTTCCGGAGAATTTATAATCATCTCCAAAGGACATCGCCCTGGCCAATTCATGCGGCCGGAGCATACGGAAACGTATGTCAAGTTTATACCCGGAGATCTCCGGCTGGACCAGCGCAATCGCACCGGCACCGGCGACCGTGGGCACCGGCTGATTGACCAACCGCGGCGCCGCGCAAGATTGCTGGCCAAGGACAAATGGTTCGCAAAGTGCAAATTTTTCCTTTGTGTAGATTGTTGGTACTGGCTTGTCTACTGAACGGATACGATTGCCGTTGCTTCCGGTTTGCGTTATGCCTACCAAGAAAGGTTGGACCAAGGCTGAGTGTGATTCCGACAATACTGTATTAAGTGGATTGTCCACTCCGCGCGGCTTACCGGCTCCCCGCGGGCCACCGGCGCCAACAATAAACGGTTCACACAACCCCAGCTTATCCTTTGTGGTAAGCGTCGGGGTAGGCTTATCGATAGAAGAGCCATCATATCCCTTATTAAACCTCACGAGAAAAGGCTCACACAGCCCCATCCGGTCCTTGGTTGTCTGTGCCGGAAGCGGTTTATCCACTCCGCGCGCCTTTCCTTTTCCGTAATACTCCACAAGGAACGGCTGGCATAACCCCGTATGATTACCGCTTGTCGTAACCGTGGGCGCCGGGCGATTTATCGACCGCGCGTCATTCGTTCCATAGAACTGGATAAGGAACGGTTCGAGCTCTTTGCTGCAGAACTTCCGCATTCCGGCATATATCCTGTTCATGGTGTTCTGGGAAAGCGGCTTTTTACGCTCATAGATGCTCTGCCCCGGTATATTCCAATCGATAATTTCCCTGGCCGTCCGCCAGCGTTTTGTCTTACCGAACAATCCAGCCTCACCATTTGGCGTATGTGTCGGCTCCGGCCATACAATAGGCCTGCGGCCACGCCGGGCGATAATAAATAACCTTTCCCGGGTCGTAGGATCTCCATAATACGCCGCGTTAAGGATCCTGTAGTCTACCCGGTATCCAAGCGACTCCAAGGCTGTCAGAAAAGCCCGGAATGTCTCTCCCCGGCGGCTCTTTAAAGGCCTTCCATTAGCCCCCAGCGGCCCCCAGGATAGGAACTCCTTGACGTTCTCTACGATTATGTTCTTGATATATAAAGCATCGGCCCAGCGTACAACGTGCCAGGCCGACGCTCTGGATTGGTCAGAACACGGTTTACCGCCGCGGGCGCGGGAATGATGCGTGCATTCCGGAGAAGCCCAAAGAATATCAAGGCGGCCGCCGGGCACTACTTTACGCGGATCTACGCTATCAAGCGTCTCGCAGATATGCCTGGCGTAAGGGTGGTTCTGCGAGTGGGTAGATATGGCGATGTCCCAATGATTGACTGCAAGCAGCCAAAGCTTCCGCCCAAGGGCCTCACAGGCCTTCTTCAATCCGCTTGAGGTCCCGCCTCCGCCACAAAATAGATCTGCTGCGTATACCTCTCTCATTTCTTCCTCTCCCTGCAAACCGCCAGATGACAAACGTAATACCCTTCCTTGTCCCGCGATACCGGCATTCTTCTGCCTTTGGGAGTTATACACCACAAAATGTCTGCCCCGCAGTATCTGCACTTGCCGGTAGCTTTACCGCTGGGTTCCACAGTAACCGATATCCCGTTTAACAACTTAATCTCCGCCGGCATAAACACCACCTTTCTGCGATATTGACAGTATATCCGCAAGGCTTAGTCCTCCGCCTCTACCGGATAACTGTTTGTGCTCTTTCTGCGCCTCCTCAGCGTAGTACGCCTCGCTTTCAGCCTTAAGGACCTTAACAAGCCAGGGCCAATGATCTTTTATCTCCGGTTTGGAGGTCTTGTATTCAGCGCATACTCTCAAAATCACCTTGTCCGGGAACTTACGTTCTGGATTCCACCTCAACCGTTTCTTAACCTTGCCAACCAAGGCGTATATATTAAAGCCGCTTCGATAGACCTCATCCATCGCCTGTTTAACCTCTGGGTTATCCACAGGATTCTTAACAGTAACAGCCGGTTCCTCGGCTGTCGAAGACTTGTTTTTGGTTTGGTTGGTTAGGTAGGTATGGTTAGGTGGACTGGCTTTAGTCTGGCTTTCATATGGCTTGTCACTTTTTTTACGGTTACAACTCCGACAACACGCCACAAGATTAACAGGATCGTCTGTTCCACCTTCATTTACCGGGATAATGTGATCTACTTCCATATGGTCAGATGTTTTACCGCAGTAATGGCAAATATAGTTATCTCTCTCAAGTATTTCTTTGCGCAGAGCTATCCAACCCGGCTTCACCTGTTTGCCAAAAGCCTTGGTATACTCAATACCGTGTTTGGCCCAGATAGCTATTAACCTCTCTGGCTTGCTGCTGCGGTACTTAGCTTCGAGGTACTTCCCGGAGTAATCCAGCCAGTCGTGGATGATCTTACCGTCCAGCCAGTGGTGTTTTTGGAGCAGCGAGACGAACTGAGGGGCGCTGCCGGGATAACAAGCGGAAGAGGCTATAAAATCGTCACTCCATTGCGACAAATCGCCGTCCTCGGCTTGCTCCAGGGCTGCGTGCCAGAGCGCGTGAAGGTGCCCCATTACGTATACCGGCCTCAGGCGCAGATCATGCGAGAGATCTATCAACTTGCGGTGCCTGATCAGTATTGTATGGCTCTCAATCCAAGCCATGCGGTTAGCTCCCTATATGGTCCGGTTTACCTGTCATTTCAAAAACCCTTAGCTGACCGGCAGTCAATGCCAAGAGTTTCCCAATCTTTGGGCCGCGCCTTATTATTACCATTCCAGAGTTCTTACCACATACATACCAGGGCGCAGCATCAGGTATATTTCGATTGATTATCCACGATCCTTTTGTTACATCTTTAAGCTTCAAGCAACTCCTCCTCTCGTATAGCTTCCAGGTCTTCACCCGCTTCAATTCGTTTCTGCCTCGCCGCGGCCACCGCCTTTATCAACTCAACGCGGATCTTACGGATAACGTAACCGGCATACGCGTCAAGTTCTGCGCGCAACTGATCCACCAGAGCTTTGATCTTGTCTGGATCCCCCTGTACTATTGGCGCCCCCCCCACCGCAGGTTTTCTCGCGGGAGCCTTTTTCCCTGTCGCTTTACCTACCGGGCGGCAGTGATACGACACCTCCCAACCTTTAACCTCAACCCCTTTCTCCTTGAAGAATGCGATTATTTCCTTTGGCTGTTTTTTGCCGTTAAGCCGCAAGTCGCGTATTTCCTGGATTTGTTCCGGTGTTAAAGCCATTATGCCCCCCCTTTTTTTTGTCTTACCATTTAAGAACAGCCTCTTTTAATCGATAGCTGTTCGCATATCGAAAATGCCCCAGATAAGAAGTTAACAACTGAGCTTTTGCAGCAGACCTACCTCCTTTCCGGATATGTCTGATTTTCTGTTTTAGATTATTGACAACACGCCTCCTCACAAGAATATAACGAGGCCTAACGATATATCCCAAGAAGTCAATACCGTTCGATATAGGTAAAAGTTTGCGCCGCTTAGGGTGTAGTTGTAATTTTAAGTTGTCATGTAAAAAACTCTCTATCTTTGATCTCCAATCAAGCAATTCATTGCAACTTCGGGAAAGCAATACAAAATCATCAACATAACGAAGGTAGTAATGTGCCTTTAAGGTATGCTTAGCGTATTGATCCAGTTCGTTTAGGTAGATATTTGCGAAATACTGGCTTGTGAGATTGCCGATCGGGAGCCCTTCTTCGTTATTCTTACCAAACAGGCTTTTATTGGGTGGTATATTAAAAAGCAACTGCTTATTACCTCTCAAAGCATATGATTTAGTGCAGTTCCAGAAAAGAACTGTCCGTGCAAGCCAAAGAAGATTAGGATCAGAAACCTTTCGTCTTATGATCAAAAACAACACTTCTTTGTCTATTGAAGTGAAGAAGTCCTTGATATCCAGCTGGAGATAATAAGCGGGGATGTGCCCGTTTCCGGTTATTTGACGCTGGAATTTTTGTAAGCGTTCTACTGCGGAGTGTGTTCCCTTTTTGTCACGGCAGGCATATGAGTCATGAATAAATATCGGTTCGTATGTACGCTCTAATTCGTTCACCAAAAGGTGGTGCACAATGCGATCGCGGAAGTCAGCCGCGAATATCTCTCTTACTTTTGGCTTCTTTGCGGCAAAAAGAAGCGAGCGCGAAGGATGGTAAGTCCGGTTCTTGAGATCCTGCTCAAGCTTGATATTGTTCTCCTCTGCTCTTATCTCGTACTTTAGCGCGTTAAAGGTATTACGTTTCTTCTTCCGGCAATCGAGATAAGCAGTATCTATATACCTGTAAGAGAACCTATTATTCTGTAAACCGCTGGCTGGGACGGACAGGCCGCACATAATATCTGTTGTCCTTATCGTTGTAGTTCACGTTGCCGTTGTCATAATTGACCACGCGCACGTTGCGCTCATTCCAGGCAACCTTTTGCTTACACACTTGACGCCCCTGCAAGGGGCTCTTCGGGGACGGATCCGACAAGGTACCATCCCCTGTGTTCTTATGCCG